ACAGAAAAATTTGGCGAAGTAATGCTGTCAACTACAAATCAAGAAAGTCAAGACTACTATCAAGCAATGCTTTGTTGGGATTACAAATGATAAAACTCAGACCATCATCATCATCACGCTGGATTGCCTGTCCTGCATCTGTCAAGCTATCAGAAGGCATCCAAAATCAACCATCAGGCGAAGCCGCGCAGATCGGCACAGCGATTCACGCAGTCGCTGAAACCTGTTACTTAACAGGCACATCACCTGACGAGTACATCGGCAAGGTCGTGGAAGGCATCACGATCACAGAGGAAAACGCACGCTTTGCTTACGCTCATGTTGACCACATCAGGCAGCTTGAGTTGGACATGGGAACACTCAAGGTCGAGCAATTCGTCACGGCGTACAAAGGCAAAGAACTCACACTCGCTGGCACAGCAGATGTCATTGCCTACTCTTACGACAAAGACACGCTGGTCATTGCTGACTTGAAGACAGGCAGAGGCTTTGTTGACGCTGATTCAGATCAGATGAAGATTTACGCAATTGGCGCGATGGCACAACTCAAGACTGACTTCAGCAACATCGAACTCAGAATCATTCAGCCGCATCACGGTGAGCCACGCACTCACAAGATGACCTACAAGGAGCTGAACGAGTGGGCTGCAACCTATCTCACGCCAGCGATCAAAGCAATCGTCAAAGGCGAGACAACGCCAACACCTTCAGAGAAGGCGTGCCAATGGTGTCCAGCCAAGGCGACCTGTCCTGCCCATGTCGCAGAGTTCAACGAGGTTGCAGCGCAGGACATCAAGCGAATGCACGACATGACTGACGAGCAGATCGGCATCATGCTCTCAAAGGTCACAGCAGTCGAAGACTACATCAAAGCATTGCGCGAATACGCCACGCAGAAGATCGAGTCAGGTTCAGTCATCACAGGTTGGCAGATGCAACCCAAACGCGCATTACGCAAATGGACTGATGAAACCAAAGCAGCCGAAGTGTTGCAGGAACACGGCATCAGTAAGGATTTAATCTACACAACATCAATCATCAGCCCGTCAGAAGCAAGTAAGCTGTTGTCAAAAGAAGACAGAGTGTTGCTTGATGACATCACAGAGAAAAAATCTTCTGGCTTAACGCTTGCACGAGCAGTTGGGCTTGGTCAATAATCACAACCCCCGCAGCTAACGCTGCATTCTTAAACTCGAAAGGCTCAAATGCTTAATCTCTCATCCTCTGGCGGTTCAGGAAATTACATCCGCTTCATGCCATCTGCAAACGCTTGGCTCAATAACGCAAAAGAAGAAATCCAACTCAAGAAGGTCGTGTTTGACATCGACAATGTGCAAACAGGTTGGCTGCACCTCGGTGAAGGTGTGCGTGATTGGCAACCAGATGCAGGTCTTGGCAAGAAAGGTCCGCAGCCTTCACCAGATCACAAGCGTGGCTTCATGGTGAAGTTCTACAACAAAGAACTCGGAACTGTTGAATGGTCATCCAACGGTACTGGTCCTAACATGGGCTTAGAAGCCCTCTACAACGCAGCAGCCGCGCAGCGTGAAGCAAATGCTGGCAAGTTGCCTGTCATTGAGTACACAGGTAGCAAGCTAGAGAAGATCGGCAAAGGCTCAACACGCATCCCTAACTTCAATGTGGTGTCGTGGGTTGAGCGTCCCGCTGGCATGGATGCCGAAGAAGAACCTAGCTTCACATCGTCTGGTGAGTTCGGTGGCATGAAGCAAGCCGCTGCAACTAAGACAGCCGCAGCTAAAGCAGTTGATGATGACGAAATGTTTTAAGGAATCACAAACATGAACACAATGCAAATTCGTTTTGAAGCTATCGCATTAGCTTTGCGATCTGTGCCACAAGGCACATCGCTTGATGCTGTTAAAGCAATCGCTGAATCTATTTATGAGTTCGTCACCAAGGACGAGCCAAAAGATCAGCCACCTCAGTAACAGCGAGAGAAGGCGGGGCAGCATCACGCTGTCCCGCTTTTTTTTCCTCTATGGAAAACACACAAGAATTTTGGACGCTGCTGCTGATTGCGTTGGCTCAAAGGGTCTACGAATTGGAGCAGCGATTGCAGGAATTAGAAGAAGGACAAGAATGCAAGCCGAACAAATAGCAAAGGCGCTTGGCAACGCAAAAAGGACAGGGCAAGGCTGGCTAGCCAGTTGCCCATTACCAACTCACGGGCAAGGCAACGGTGACAAGAATCCTAGCCTGTCTATATCTGACGGTGAGGACGGTAAGCCGCTGTTCAAGTGCCACGGTGGGTGTGAGCAGCACGATGTCTTTGAAGCCATTAAGAACTACGGGCTGCTGCCAGACCTTGAGCCTAGACCTGAACCTTTGAGCAGCCTGAAGCCAATACAAACCAGCTTGGAGCAGGAGTGGCACTACACGGACGAGGACGGTGTGACGCAGTTCATCAAGCAGCGTTACAAGACCAATGACCACAAGGGCAAGACTTACAAGCTGCTCAAGGTGGACGATCAAGGAAAGCGTCACGCCACGATGCTCGGCGCGAACATCGTCCCGTACAACCTGCCAGCACTAGAAGAAGCCAGAGAACTCAACAAGGTCGTGTTCTTGACGGAAGGCGAGAAGGCAGCGGACGCGCTGACAAGCATCGGCATGACAGCCACAACAACGCACGCAGGTGCAGGCAGCTTCCCAGAGGACGCAATCCAATACTTCGTCAACCTCAACATCGTCATCATCCCAGACTGCGACAAGGTTGGTTGGGAATACGCAAAGAAAGCCACCAAAGCAATCAAGACCATTGCCAAGTCAATCCGAACCTTAGACCTTGAACTCGAGCACAAGGAAGACGCTTACGAGTATGTCAACAAGTACGGCGGCACTAAGAACAAGCTGCAAGACTTGGTGAAGCAGTACGCAGTCAAAGTGACAACAGAAGATGAGGTCACGATTCCTGCACGATTCGTGGAAACAGATAAAAAAGAGACAGTTGACAAGGAATCCTTGACGACTGAAACATCAGCCATTCAAACGCAAAGGCAAGGCTTCCAGATCGAAGCGTGGGATGACATCAAGGACGAGCCTGTCGATTGGCTCATCGAAGGCGTTATCCCTAAAAAGGCTTTCGTAGCCCTTTACGCTCCACCAGCATCCTTCAAGTCATTCGTGGCTTTGGACATTGCAGAGTGCATCGCCACGACCAGACCATTCTTAGGCAAGGAAGTCAAGCAGCAAGGCGCAGTCCTGTACATCGCAGGTGAAGGTCACGGCGGTATCGGTGCGCGTATCAAGGCATTAAAGGTGCATCACGACACGCCACAAGGAGCGCCTGTCTATTTCCTCAGAAGGCAAGTCAACTTGAGATCAAGCCAGCAGGACATACAAGACCTCGCGCAAGCCATTGACGAGCTGCAAGCTATCCAAGGCATACAGTTCCAGCTAATCGTGATCGACACGCTAGCCAGAGCCTTTGGCGGTGGCAATGAGAATGCTTCAGAGGACATGGGAGCATTCATCACGGCAGCAGGTGCAATCCAGCAGCGGTACGACTCGGCGCTGCTAGTTGTCCACCACGCAGGTAAGGACGCAACGAAGGGTCTAAGGGGTCACAGCAGTCTATTAGGCGCTGTTGACACAGAACTCGAGATCATTCGCATCGAGGACGCGCCCAAAGGAATCCTGCACATCAGCAAGCAAAAGGACGGGGAAGACGGGCAGCGCATGGGCTTCCAAATGGTCACAGTTGACATTGGAACAAGCGCTCTAGGCTTTGAATCTGTGACCAGCTTGGCGCTGGAATTGGACGGGGAAATGGATGTCAATCAGCAGAGAAAGCAGGCAACGCCACCAAATAGAGCAGGGCTAGGACACAACAATCAGCTTGGTCTGAAGGCGCTGCACGCTGCCATTAAGAAGTTCGGGACGATGGAACAGGTCGATGGCAAGCGCAATAAGTGCATAAAAATTGAGCAATGGAAGGCTGAATTTAGAGCAATTACTGGCAACGATTCGGACATCGAGGCATTCAGAAAGCTGTTCTGGCGGGTCAAGACGCAGCTTGTTAATGCTAAAAAGATAGAACTTTTTGGTGATTGGTGTTGGGCTGTATTTGAGGAACATGAACAGTCTGATGGAGAGTTTGGGAAGGTCATTCCAATCAAATAATCGTCTACATATCGTCTACATATGTGGACAAATGGAGACTCCAAGCGTAGACGACAAAACCGTCTACTTATGGGGTGCGGGTCTATATACCGCACCCATAAGTGGACGATGTGACGGTCAAAAGTGGACGATTTTGTAAGAAAACAGAAAGGTAGCAAAAATGCAAAAGAAACTGAGCAAAGCGTTAAAAAAGATCGAGCAACCAAGTTTCCCGATTGACCCGTTTGAGGCAGTCATGCGGTCAGGGTTGATTGACCTCAAGGTCGTGAAGAATAACCACGAAAAGAAGTGGGGTATTAACCGAGTCATCGAGTTGGTGGATTCCGAGTTCCGCATCAAGTTCTGGAAACAGTCGGAACGAATCTTCGATGCACAGGTCAAGCGAGATGAGGTCAGGTTCGAGAAAGCCATCCAAGGGATGAAGAATGCCTACGCAGCGTTGGACCGTTGGGCAGAGGCACACGGCGTTCAGCCTGTGCCAGAGATCAAGGCTTGCGAGTTGCAGATGCAAGACGGGTCGGTCATGGTCGTTGTCGAGACGCAGCACGATGCCGAGCTGTATCAGCAGTTCAGACCTGATGTCCAGAACCGTCACATCTGGACGATGCAAGAGCTTGAGGTCATCATGGAGTCACCCGTCATCAAGGAAACCATGAAAATCAAAGCCTTGCACCCAACTGCGAACCTCGTCAGACTAGACAAAGACCCTGTGAAGTTTCCCCATGCTGGCGAGACAGGACTCGATGACATGAAATCGGATGAATTGGAAGGTGAACCGATGAAGAAGGTGTTTGACACTTCTAAAATGGTCAGGAAGGCATCTAATCGTGCGTTAGAGGCGTTTTGATACGCTTTTGATATGCAGGTAGCATCGTTGTATAAAAATTGATTGGAGAGCGTTTAAATGGCTGGACAGAAAAAGAAGATTCAAGACTTAGCGTTATTGGACTCGTTGCCGAAGGAGCAGATCGAGGCTTTGTTTGAGGCTGGAGCTAGCGAAGCAAAGATTTGCTACCAGCTTGGAATCGGCAAAAAAGCGTTGCATTTGTGGTTGGAACGCCCAGAGCAAGAGGGCTTCCTATATCGCGCGCGTGCGAAAGCCGCAGATCACCTCGTGGCAGAGACGATCGAGATCGCGGACGAAACCGATATCGAGGAGGTCAACAAAGCCCGTCTACGCGTGCAAACGCGCCAATGGGTCGCGGAACGCTGGAATCCGCAAGCCTACGCGCAGAGCAAGCAGCCAAGCGTGCAAGTGAACCTGTCTGGCATGAGGCTGGACGCGCTTCGCCATATCGAGGTCGTGGAGCAAGTATCCACAGATGACAAGGCATAACTTGTTCAGGTTATCCACAGACGCATGGCAAGTGTTGCGCGCAAGCAACGAAAAGCCTGCATGACCTGTGGATAACCACGATGAAACTTAACATAATGAATGTTGTATCAAATCGGTGAGTGCTTCGGTACTCGTTTTGCGCCTCGACCCCCCCGTCAGCGTTTCGCGGCGGGGCGGGCTGACAATGACAGCCTCACATATTTCTGAACCACGAAACCAAAATCAGCACCCCCCCCCCACCTACCCCCACCACACATCCCACAGCCCCAAGAAAAAATTTTGAAGAAAAATCTGAAACAATACATGCATGACAACAGAATCAACTGACAAGAAGATCAAGCTGCATCCTGAAGTTCAGGAGAGGCTAGACAACGCGCACCAGAAGAAGCTGAATGAGTTAGCGGCTAACCCGTTCGTGCAGTTCGTCACGCGCTACAAGAATCATCCTGTGCTGTTCGTGAAGGAAGTCTTGAACACCAGCCCTGATGAGTGGCAATGCACCTTCCTGAATCACATCGCGGCAGGAAACAGGCGTATCAGCGTCCGATCTGGTCACGGTGTCGGCAAGTCCACCGCAGCGTCATGGGCGATCATTTGGTATCTGTTACTGCGCTACCCCGTCAAGGTCGTGGTAACAGCGCCCACCTCAAGCCAGTTGTATGACGCTTTGTTTGCTGAGTTGAAGCGTTGGTTAAAGGAGCTGCCACCTACCTTGAGGGATATGCTGGAAGTCAAGCAAGACCGCATTGAGGTCAAGGAAGCTGCGACTGAGGCGTTTGTGTCAGCGCGAACATCTCGCGCCGAGCAGCCTGAAGCCTTGCAGGGTGTTCACTCCGACAATGTGATGCTTGTGGCTGATGAGGCATCGGGTATCCCTGAACAGGTCTTCGAGGCAGCGGCTGGCTCGATGTCTGGTCACTCTGCCGTGACTTTGTTGCTCGGCAACCCTGTGCGAAGCAGCGGTTTCTTCTACGACACGCAGAACCGTCTCGCGAATGATTGGGTGACGATGAAGGTTAGCTGCGTTGACTCCCCACGGGTCAGCGAGGCGTATGTCGATGAGATGAAGGCGCGTTATGGCGAGGAGTCGAACGCCTATCGCATTCGCGTCCTTGGAGAGTTTCCGAGGTCGGACGATGACACGATCATCCCGATGGAGCTGCTGGAGTTGGCAAAACACCGTGATGTAGAGGTCAGCAAGTCGGCTAAGTTGATATGGGGCGTTGATGTGGCGCGCTTTGGCGGCGACAGGTCTACATTGGCTAAGCGTCAAGGAAACGGCTTGGTTGAGCCGATCAAGGTGTGGAAGAACTTGGACTTGATGCAGTTGACTGGCGCTGTGGTGGCTGAGTGGGAGGCTTTAGCGCCAAGTCAAAGACCGCATGAGATTTTGGTGGACTCGATTGGCTTGGGTGCTGGCGTGGTTGATCGTCTGCGTGAGTTGGGTTTACCTGTTCGCGGCATCAATGTGTCC